TGCTAGTTTTTCCGAAGGTGAGAAACTACGTATCACACTATCAATCATGTTGGCTTGGAGATCAGTTGCTAAACTAAGATCCTCCGTTTCAACTAACCTATTGATACTTGACGAAACACTCGACGGCGCCTTGGATGGTGTTGGTATTGAGAGTTTGATTGAAACACTACATGGATTGAATAACGACGACAATATCTTTGTGATATCGCATCGTGGTGATCAGTTCGCTGAAAAGTTCGAGAACAACCTCAAGTTTGAGAAAATCAAGAACTTCTCGGAGTTAGTACAATAACCATTGACATTCTCCGTCAACTAGTATATAATGGTTGTTCAAATATAAAAAGGCATTATGGCATTGACTAAATTCTATACATCCGTTGAAAGATACGGAAACAATATTTTACATCGAGGTTACGAAAATGGTAAACGTTTCTCGTACCGCGTTCCATTTCAGCCTACTCTATACGTTCATACTCCAAAGTCTGGTGCAGAAGGTTTCCATTCGTTAGAAGGTAACTTACCTGTATCTCCACACAAGTTTGGTGATATGCGAGAAGCAAAGAACTTCATCGAAGAATACAAAGGTGTTCACGGTATGAAGACGTTTGGTTCAACAAATTATGTAACTCAGTTTATTCAAGAAGAGTATCCTGATAAGATTACATATGACGTAAGTCAGGTCAATATCGTATCGTTTGATATTGAGGTTGACATCAGTGATGGTTATCCAAATATGGACACTGCTGATAAACCGATTACGTCTATTGCTTATCATAGTTCTCGAGACGATGTATATTATGTACTTGGTCGTAAAGATTATGACAAGACTAAAACTGTTACTGATATTCCTCAGGACAAGATTCAGTTCGTATTGTTTGATGGTATTGATGGTGAACGTGCTTTACTTCAATACTTTATGAAATTATGGACAACTGATTATCCTGATGTTGTAACTGGTTGGAACGTTGAATACTTTGACATTCAATACATCGTAACTCGTATCATCGCGTTACTTGGTGAAGAAACTGCAAAACGTTTATCTCCACACAAATCATTAAAACAAACCTCTCGAGAGATCTTTGGTAAGGTTGCATCAACATATCGTATTATGGGTGTTGCTGTTCTCGATTATATGGATTGCTTTAAAAAGTTTGGTTACAAGTACGGTCCTCAAGAATCATACAAGTTAGATCATATTGCTTACGCCGTCCTTGGTGAAAAGAAAATTGATTACACTGAATATGGTTCACTGACTGGATTATGGGAAGAGAATCCTCAATTGTATCTTGACTATAATTTAAAAGATACTCAACTGATTGCTCGTCTCGAAGAAGAGACAGGATTGCTTGCGTTGGTTATGACAGTTGCGTATGACGGTGGTGTAAACTACGGAGATGCGTTTGGTACTGTTGGTATATGGGAAGCAACCATATATCGTAAACTGATGAAAGATAAAATTGTTCCTCCACTTAAAGGTGGACCAGGAATGGTTGCTGGTGATCTTGTTGGTGGTTATGTTAAAGATCCTAAAGTTGGAATGCATCCTTGGGTTGTTTCTTTCGATCTTAACTCTCTATATCCTCACTTGATGTTACAATATAATATGTCACCAGAAACATATATGCCTAATGATCGTGAATACGTGACTCAGGACATGGTACTGAATCGTGAATACAAGAATGATCGTCCTAATGTATCAGTGGCTGCTAACGGTGTTTGTTTTTCAAATAAGAAGCAAGGAATCATTCCTGAAATTATTGATGAATACTATAATAACCGTTCTATTATCAAGAAGCAGATGATTGCAGCTGAACAGCAGTTTGAGGTTGAAAAGGATCCAACTGAACTGAGAAGATTAAAGCGTGAGATCAATCAATTACACAACTCGCAAATGTCAATTAAGATTGCCATGAACAGTCTTTATGGTGCAACTGCTAACAAATATTTCTTATACTATATTAATGAAATGGCTGAGGCAATTACAACAAGTGGTCAGTTAGGTATTCGTTATGCTGAAAAATCTGTTAACGATTATTTAAATAGAACTCTAGGTACAACTGACCATGACTATATCATCTATATTGATACCGACTCTATCTATGTTGACTTCGGTCCTCTGATTAAAGAAGTATTTGGTACGACTGATATTGATAAAGACAAAGGCGAAGAGTTCCTTGATAGAATCTGTTCAACTAAAATTGAACAAGTCATCGAAGATGGTTATGAAAAGCTTGCTGCTGATCTAGGTACATATCGTAACGCAATGGTAATGAAACGTGAAAAGATTACTAACCGAGCAATCTTTGTTGCTAAGAAACGATATATTCTAAATACGCTGAACTCTGAAGGTGTTCATTACGATACTCCTAAGGTATCGGTAACAGGATTGGAATCAGTAAGATCATCTACTCCTGAGATCTGTCGTGATAAACTCAAGAAATGTTTTGAGATCATTATGAATACCGATGAACAAACAACTCAAGATTTCATTAAAGATTTCAAAGAACTGTTTCGTACATTGGATCCTATTGCCATCGCAAAGACTTCAGGTGTTAATGAACTTAAGAAGTACCAAGACAAAAGTTCTATATACAGAAAAGGTACTCCAATGCATGTTCGTGGATCCTTGATGTATAACCACTTCCTTAAAGAGAAAGGACTTGATAAGAAGTTTGAAACTATCCAAGGTGGAGACAAAGTCAAGTTATTATATTTAAAGGTACCTAATCCTATTCGTGAAAACGCAATATCGGTTCCTGGCCTATTGCCAAAACAACTTGGACTACATGATTACGTTGATACTGAACTTCAGTTTGACAAAGTATTCTTGAGTCCTATTCAATCAATACTTGACGCGGTTGGATGGTCGGCAGAGAAGGTTAATACTCTCGATGACTTTTTTAGTTAAGACTATTGACATTTATATCAAACTGTGTTATAATATACACAATAACAAATTAATAAGGAAAAATTATGAGTGATGTACAAATCGTAAGGCTTACAACTGGTGAAGAAGTTGTAGCAAAAGTAAAATATGAAAAAGGATTCTATACCTTAACGGATGGTATTCTTTTGGTCCCAGCTGGTGAAGGTAAAATTGGAATGGTACCATTTGTTCCTTATGCTACTCGTGAACCAATTGTGGTAAATGAAAATTCAGTTATGTTCGTAGCAGAACCAATGGATGAATTGAAGAAGCAAGTAATTGAAGCAACAACAGGACTAATCATGCCAGGCGGACCTGGTGACGGTGGTTTAAAACTCGTATGATAGAAATATACGGAAAAGACAACTGCGCATATTGTAATATGGCAAAACAACTTTGTGAGTCCAAAGGATTGGACTTTGTATATAAATCCTTGGATGTTGATTACAAACAAGACGCATTTTTTGAAAAGTTTCCAACTGCAAGAACCTTTCCACAGATTACTATGGATGGTGAAGCAATTGGTGGATTTATGGAACTAAGGGATAAAGTATGAAAGAACTAGGTTATGTATTAGCAGGATGTTTGTTTATCTCAGGATTCTTTATGGTAAAGATTTACCCAGATCTTGAATATACAGGCGGTAATGGCGGTGGTCATCAGTGCATAGGTCAGTGTTATGCTAACTATGTTGAGGCGTATGGTACTGCACCAGAAATTGAAAGACGTAAGATGCAATTAGTTGCAGCAGATACATTTGGTCAGGTACGTGGTACTTGGACAGGTTGTGCAGCATGTCATGGACAAGCAGGTGAAGGTGGTGTAGGACCAATGTTAGCAGGACAATCAGCAAGTATGATTACTGATAAATTGACTACATATAAAAACAAAGGTCAGATTGGACCGATGTCATCTTTAATGTGGGGTCAAGCAAGCATGCTGACAGAATCAGATATAAAATTAATTGGACAATTTATTGAAGAAGGATTACCAAAATGAGTAAAGATTGGGTAAAAGACATTGTTGACATGCAGTCAAAATATAAAACACACAACTGGGTAGCAAACGCAGATGTGGAAAAGTTGAAAGCGTTTTTGGAATTTAGAGTTAACTTCCTACAAGAAGAACTCGAAGAAACAAGAACAGCTCAAAAAGATATCGACTCCGAAGAAATCGTTGATGGTTTAGTTGACCTTTGTGTAGTGGCAATCGGTACTCTTGATGCCTTCGGAGTCGATCCTTATAAAGCTTGGGACGCAGTTCTCGAAGCAAACATGGCTAAAGAACCTGGAGTAAAGGAAGGACGGCCAAACCCACTAGGATTACCTGATCTGATGAAACCTGAAGGATGGACAGCTCCATCTCACGAAGGCAATCACGGTATCCTACCAAAACTTAAAGGAGAATAGTAAAATGGATTTTGAAAAGTTAATGGAAGACAAGCCTTTGCTTGTACACGCCATTGCACCAGCAGTAGCGGTATTCGTAATGATTGCTATTCTATTAGGTAGCATGGCTATCATCAATGCAGTCGTTTAAAGGAGAAAAAGAAAAATGGCAGATTTAAGAGATAATTTGGTATCAGCTTTAAAAGCAAAGTATCAAGCACAAATATTGGAATCAATGGTAAACATTCAAGTATTGTTAGAGACAAGAGTAGGAGTTGCAGAACATCCTGGTCTAATCGAAACATTGGATACTGAAATTAGTAAACTTGCAGAAGCAGAAGACAAGCTTGGAACTGTAAATGCTAACTTAGTTGTACCTATTCCACCAAAGGTTGTATAAATTATTGATTTTGTTGGTAGTTCTTGTATATATAAATT